TGAAGGGTTTGATATGAAAAAGCGTGGCATTCCAGATCCACTTTATCAGTTCCGCACGGTTCCTGAGTATCAAAAAGAAGGTGATAATATGATTAACATATTATTTGACCGTCTTGAGCAACGTACTCCATTTACAAAACTTGTGAATTTGTCTGATGATCCTACAAGTGTTTTACCGTGGGAGCAAGTAACCTTTGAGGAGTTTAAGTCTTGGTAATTTGTGAACAGCATAACTTTCTGTATTTGAGGATTCCGAAAAACGCAAGCAGCAGCCTTGCCGAGTATTTTATTCGTAATTATTGCGCAATGTCAGATCGTTGGACAGAAGTAAACGACTGTGGAATACGCGACCACAAAGTAGATATCAATGTCATTAATAAGTTTCGCCATCAGTATCGTTGGATTCATTTAACTTTGCAAGAGTTAAGGGATAACGGAATCATAACGACGTATGATGCGCATAATAAAGATGTAATATCAGTTTTAAGAAATCCATATATGCGACAAATATCTCTGTATTTCTTTTTGAAAAGAGGTCAAAATAAATCAGTTGAAGAGTTTCGTGAAATATTCAAAGACGGCTATCACAAGACAGATATATCAAACGCAATTCTTCAAACTGATTACCCAAAACTTGATGGTGTTGACTGCGGTACATGGTGGTCTTATAATAAGTTAGGAGATCACTTAGCCGAGTTTGCAAAAATCCGTGGAGTAAACCCAGCAAAACCATTGGAAAATCGTAAAGGTAATTGGACGCCAAAAGACCAATCTTTATTTGAAGAATATTACGATGAGAAAACTCGTGACGCTGTTCGCAAGTATTACGAAAAAGATTTTGAAAAAATGTTTGAATTGGAAACAGGATTAGAAGTAGGATGAAGGTTTATATTTTATATCATAACTCTCCCCTTTCAAAAGAATATGCTGATGTTGCAGCAAAATCTTGTATTAATACGAATATGCCATATGAAATGGTGGAAGGGTTTTCAAAACCAATGGACCCTAATGATGCGTGGAATACTATAGGTTTAAAAAGAAAAATTAAAAGAAACAATTGGGTACCTGAAGCTCAGTTATGTTCAGCTGGCCATGCAAAAATTTGGAAAAAGATTGCTGACAGTGGAGAAGAAGGTATTTTGCTTGAACACGATTCTATTATGCTACACGACATTTCGGATATTGAATTTCCAGAAGATACAATTGTAGTTTTAGGCTATAAAGTAAAAGACATTCACAATTACTTTCATCACCAAGCAGGGCCTCCTACTGGCTTTAGAAGCCTTTCAGGCCATGAAGGAGCGCATGCGTATGGTATGACTCCAAAAACGGCTCAAAGAATGCTCGACGAAATTGAAGAACATGGTGTTTGGTCTGCAGTAGATAATATGTTCTTTTTAAGAGATCAACGAGTTTCAAAAATCCCAATGTGTATTCTTGATCCAACACCAGCAATTGGATGGCTTCGCAAATCAACTATTTGGGGCGATGGCGCGTCGGAAAAGAATTACAAGTTTATAGAATCATTTAAAGATAATTATTACGGAGACAGTTAATATGTGGACAATATCAGACTCAACTCCAAGAACGTATACCTACTTCCAATTTGGTATTCAAAGATCTGGTACTACAATCATTGACCAATTGATTAAGAAGTACTGGAATTATTGGAAAGCAAATGATTGTGACCAATACAAGCCGGTTCCTTTTGAACCACAGCCTCAAAAAGAATGTGTTTGGAAGCATAACATTGATATTCCTAAGAATTTTGAAAAAGGATTGCCTGCTGTAATTGTATATAAGAATCCTTATACTTGGGCTGAAAGCATGGCATTTCGCAATGGTATGGGCAACGGTGGTTGGAATGCAACTTGGGGTCACGAAAACTTAGACCTTTATAAACAGCCAAGGCCAGGATGGAACAATGTTACGTTCCCTGGTATGGGTACTTGTAACTTTGGACAAATCAGCTATGTTTATAAACATTGGTGTGAAACATGGTTGCCATACGCAGAAGAATACGCGGACACCACCGTATTGATTCGTTATGAAGATTTGTTGCGTCAAGATAGCCGCAATGCAATCTTTAAAGAAATAGCTGACAAGTTTGGTTGGGATCCAATTGAAGAAGACATTGAGTTGATTCCACACGTAGGCTCTTCACAGCCTATGGACGAAAACCGTATGAATTATTATCTTAATATGGCCCCAAAACACCCAATGTTCTTTCAACATGGTCCTCGTTATAAGCAATCAATTAACGACATCCTTGGCGCAGAATTATTTGAGCGGTTGGGATACAAAATCTTATAAATAGAAATAAATGTTTCTATAGTTATAAGACAGGCCATCAAATGCTCGTAGATGAAGAAAATAAAAAGAAAAAGCCAAAAAGCTTTAAAGAGTTTGAACCAAGCAAATATGTAAACACAGAACCAACGTTGGACGAAGCTGCCAAAGGTACTGCTGTGATTAGCTTTGGCCGTATGAACCCAGTTACTGTTGGCCATGAAAAGTTGGTCAACAAAGTTCTACAAGTTGCTACAAAAGCAAAAGCAACACCTCTTGTTTATTTGTCTCATTCAGAAGATCCTCGTAAAAATCCTCTATCTTACAGCGACAAAATTAGCTTTGCTCAAAAGGCATTTGGTCGTGTCATTCAAAAATCAAAAGCAAGAACGATTATTGAAGTAGCAAAAGAGCTTAATGGCAAATTTGCGAATCTAATTGTTGTTGTTGGTTCTGACCGTGTTGCTGAGTTTAATACATTATTAAACAAATACAACGGCAAAGAATATAATTTCCAAGTCATTGATGTTCAATCCGCGGGCGAGCGTGATCCTGATGCTGAAGGTGTAGAAGGTATGTCAGCATCTAAAATGCGTTCTCTTGCTGCTGATAACGATCTTAATCAATTCAAAAAAGGATTGCCAAAAAGACTGCAGCGTGATGCTCAAAAGGTGCTCGATGCTGTTCGTTCCGGTATGAATTTGTCTGAAGCTCTTAATGAATTGTTTGACGAAGAAATTGAAGATTTAAACGAAGTATTAGATCGTGCACAAAGACTTAAGCGTTCAATTGCCATGAGACGTGCTCGCCATAAAATCAAGCGAGGCCGTGAAATGGCATCTCGTAAAAAGGCAAGTACTGAAAAGCTACAACAGCGTGCTCGTAAGAAAGCTATTCAAACTCTTAAAGATAAGTTTGCAAAAAATAAGCGTTATGCTGATATGGATCCTGCTGCAAAGGCAGTCGTTGATAAAAGAATTGAAAAAATTTCAGACCAACGCATTCAGCGTATTGCCAAAAAGCTATTGCCTGATGTGAAAAAGAAGGAAAGACAAAAGTTCCAAAAGAAGGCAACTGATAATCCTTTAACACCTAAGGCAGAGGCAATCAAAGTAAAACAAGATCGTGATATTGACGATCGCCCAGGTTCACAACCTGCCGGTTATTATAAAGGCGTAGATAAAGATAAGAAAGACGCCCGTGCAAAACACTTTGAACGTGGTGCAAAAATGTCTGATGATAATCCTGCTGCATACAAACCAGCACCAGGAGACGCCGAAGCAAAAACAAAACCATCTAAACATACAAAGAAATACAAGCAAATGTTTGGCGAAGACCTGAACGAGTGGGTATGCGGACAGTGCAATGCCGAACCTTGCGTTTGCGAAGGAGATATTCACGAAATGTGGGGCAAGCGAGTTACAAAAAGACCGCATATGTTGATGGATCGCAACAATAAAGTTAAGTTTGATAAAAGGTTCAAAATGTATGCAAAAAAGGATGATCCGAACGATCCAACTGAAGTATTGATTGATGGCGAAAAAGTAAACGAAGATTTGGTACAAGAACTTGCTGACTTAATCGAATCAACAGAAGGTTACATGGCGGAGCTAGGCGAAAACGCGAAAGCAGGCTTGAAAAAGAAAGCTGAAAAAACTGGGATTTCATACGGTATTTTGAAAAAGGTTTATGACCGTGGTGTTGCAGCTTGGAGAACAGGCCACCGCCCAGGAACAACTCCTGAGCAATGGGGATATGCCCGTGTTAATTCATTCGTAACAAAAGGTAAAGGCACTTGGGGTAAAGCTGATGCTGACCTAGCCGCAAAAGTAAGGAAAGAAGAAATGGACATCAACGATAAAGCAGAACAATTTTTAGAGTCTTATGAAAAGAAGCGCCGTGAAACAATCAAAAACGAAGTTCTTGATACGCCAAAGGCAATGCAAAGCTATAAAAATAAAGCAAAGGCTAGCAAAGATCGTGCTACAAATTCTGCAGTTGCAAAAATTCTTCGTAAAGGCGACCATTCAGATGATCTTAGAACTCGTGCAAAACGTGAAAAAGGTTTGAAGATGGTAGATAGAAATGCCAAAAGAAAAACCTTTAAAGCATTGCGCGGAGAAAATGCCGGCGAAGAGTCATTTAACGTAAAAGAAGCGTTTTCAAAGGCTCTTAAAGAAGCAAAAACACTCAGACTACTCCCAATGAGAGTAAATCGAGGTGGAGAAAATAATGCTAAAATGTTAGCCGATGAAATTAATAATACATTTACTAAATCTAATATTAAAATGAGGGCGATTAAAGTTGGAAAAACATGGCACGTTGAAGGTGAAGGCGACAACCCAACAAAATTGGCTCAAATAGTTAAATTTTTAGGAGCAAACGGCGTAGGCCATGGCGAAGTTGATGACCAGCCTGAAATAAAAGGTGGTAAAATACCAGATGCAGCTCATATGAAAAAAATTGATAAGGCTATCAAAGATTTACGTGCTTCCCATCCTTATGCAAGAGGGCACGATAATATCAATTATACTTTAGAAGACATGAAAAAGAAGCTTATTACTAAGGAAATGGCGTACACACAGCTCGACGACTTTCTAGGAAGAATTGGCGTAATTAAGTCTTTACAACCACATATAAAGAAATCCGAAGTATTCCAACAATGGTTAGAAGATGATCCTTGGAAGAAAAAGAAAAAATGAAACGTTTTAAACAACATTTAGAAGAAAATAAAGGCCCTTGCTGGAATGGTTACAAGCAAATTGGAACCAAAATGAAAAACGGCAAAGAAGTTCCAAATTGCGTGCCTGAAGAAGTTGATATTGAAGAAGGCTCTGAAACTTGGGAAGCTGGGTATAAGCGTAGAGTTGTAAAAACAACAAAACCAGAGCACAAAGAAAAAGGTTATAATTGGCGCATTAAAGGCAAAGATAAGGCCCATCTTACAATTAAGCTTTATAAAGAAAAGCCATCACAAGAAGAGTTTAATAAGCAAATGCGCAGGGTCGCAGGACACGAGTTTGGGGGATAAAATGCAAAGTTTTAAACAACACTTAAAAGAAGCAAAAGTTACTGTTGCAAAATTGCGAGGAGGAATGGTTGTTGATGTAATTCATAGCGGCCGTTCTGCAAAACAATACGGTATTGCTGGAGATAACGTATTTGGAGGTAAAGTTAAAGTTTTAGGACTTGGAATTGTTCCTAGAATTGAAAAGCCTAGCAAAAAACACGTGCAATATAAAGATGTAAAAGATTTTAAATCTAAAAATAAAGATACATTTGCATCAAAAGAAATTGAGTACGGTTATGGCGGTACAAATGCAAAATTAAGAAAAGCTGCTAGTATGGTTGGCAACGGATATCTTGCATGGTTACTTGAGGTCGTGGATGGCGAAAATAAAGGACAAATCGGATATTGCTATATTAGCAATGACGACAAATGGGAAGTTCGTTTCTTAAATAAATCAACAGAATTTAAATTGGAATCATAATGTATAAGTTTAGTAAATATACAGAAAATCGCATTGATTCCATTTGTGAAGAATGCGATTTATATTCTGATTTAGTTATTGAAAAGGCCGAACACGACGGAAGAGAAGTTGAACTCAATAACCCAATTCGCACTTCTGAAAATCCAAATAAAAAATTTAAAGTCTACGTTAAAAATGAAAAAGGTAAAGTTGTAGTTGTTCGTTTTGGCGATCCTAAAATGGATATTAAACGAGATGATCCTGCTCGCCGTAAAAACTTTAGAGCTCGTCACAATTGTGATGACCCAGGCCCAAAATGGAAAGCCCGTTATTGGAGCTGTTACCAATGGCGTGCAGGCGCTAAGGTTGACAATTAAATAAATATAGTCAGATAAAGCTTATTGGATAAATGGATGAAAAAGTTTAAAAAATTCTTAGAGGAAAAAGAACCTCAAACGCTCGCGCAGTTGGCTGCTCAAGAAGCGGGAGCTAAAAAGGAAAAAGAATCTGACGATAAAGCTCCACCTAAAAAAGATAAAGAGGAAAAACAAGATGAAGTTTGATGTTAAAGAAGCATTCTTAAAAGCCTTAACTGAGTTAACTGAGGCAAAAGTTTCTATTCAAGTAACCGATCCTAAAGATGCGATTGCTGCATTAAAAAAGGCCGGTGTTCGTGCAATGCCTGATAAGAAACTGGACGACGAAATTGTTGTTGATTCCAAAGACAAGAAAAAAGTTGTCGCGTGGATGTTAAAGAGCGGATGGGAAAAAGAAGATATTGAAGATCTTTATCCTCAGCTGATGGAAGATAACACAAATGACGTGTCTGACGACGGCGATGAAATGGACAAAGTTCAGCCAAAAGCGTTGAATAAAAAGTTTAAAGATCGTAAAGACAAAGATATTGATAACGATGGCGACGTTGATGACTCTGACGAATATCTTCATAATCGTCGTAAGACAGTATCAAAAGCTATTAATAAATAAAACAATAATAAACCCAATCAAGGAGAAAAGCAATGGCACTTTGGGGAAAAACTGACGCAGATGCGAGCGAACCAAAATGGTTATCAGCAGACGCCAATAACACAAACAAGTCTAACGACAAAGACAACGTCTATTTCGTTGACCTTACAGAAGCTCAAGTAGCTTCTAACCGCGCCAAGGGTATCACTGGCCCAGGTTGGTGGTTATACCACACATCAAATGGCCGTCATTACGCAGAATGTTTGATTCCAATGAAGGTATCAGCTGCAGACGCAGGCGACCAGTCAGATGATTCAGTGGTAGCAGACAGCTAAGATATAGTTGATTTATTATGAAATTAACGGAATCAACCTTTCTGTTATATGCATCAAAACACTATGATAACCCTCAATGCTCAGATGTATCAGAGTTTGAGGAAGATCTGAAAAGATTTCAATATCTAAGAAAATTGTTTGGTCGTTATAGACAAGACAAGGATCTTAAAGAAAGGTTGATTCTGAATCATTTGATTATCATATATAATGTTTTTGGGCCCGACGCAACGAATTTGTTGTTTATGCGTTTACACGAGTATCATGAATACTTAAAGCCATTTGTTGAATATTTGAATTTTATGCCATTGGAAATTCGTTATGATGATGTCGTTTTAAGTAAGCATAATATTGCGGGTGACAAACATATTGCAGAAAAGCTTAAAGGAATCTGACTTATGGTCGTTGACTTATTTTTAGTATATCAATTTGTCCGTAGATTGGCAACGCCATTCGAGAAGTGGGATGCCTATAAGCTAGGTATTATTGATAAAGACGGCAATGTCTTACGCAAAAGAAAAACATTAAAAACAAGCAAAGAAGAAAAGGCTTGGGGTCTTTATGACATTATGTTAGCTAACATTAAAAAGTTGTTGGCTAAAGTCCCAGGTGGTAGTTCAAAACTTGCTTCTTATGCTGCAGCTTTATTTTTAATTAAAGAATATAAACATTTTACAGACGAATCTTTACTCAACGAAGATATGGATGAATCTGATATTGATAATGTTCTATTAGAATTTCAAAACCGATATGGTTATTATAACACTCTCGCAGAAAATGTCAATAGTGATTTAGCAGAAAAACTCAAAGCATCAGATCCTATGGGTGATTGGATTGACGATTTCTATAAATCAGATGCTCCTCAATTTAAAGGCAAATCAAAAGAAAAGCGTCGTCAAATGGCGATTGCTGCAAAGCTTGGTGCGATGGATGAAAGCTTGCAAGAAGCAGCGGTCCGTTGGAAACGCGCCGGAAATAACGGCGAAATAGAAGCTACGATTGGCGGTAAAAGATATAAAATCGAAAAAGCCTTAGATCATAACGAACGTCATAAAGGCGAATGGAAAGTTATGGTTATGGATAAGCGTGGATGGGAATGGGAAACTACTGAATACGGTAAAGCCAATGCTAAGGCATGGATTATGGATCGAATGGAAGAAGACGTTTCGGCTGGTAGTGGTGCAATTGCAGGTCTTGGTGTTGGGCCGGATGGTGAGCCAGGGGTTCCACCTAAGGCACGCAAAAAATATAAAGATAAGAATAAGTCAAAATTATTAAGCTTTAAGGAGACGCTAAAATGATCACTTTAGAACAGTTCAGCGCAATGATTCCAAAAAATCGGAATCCTGAAGAATGGTACGAAGCTGCCGTTCCTATGTTTGAACAATATGAAATTAATACAGTAAATCGTATTGCTGGTTTTATGGCACAGTGCGCTCATGAATCTGCAGATTTTACTCGTCTTGAAGAAAACTTGAATTACAGCGAAAAAGCATTGAACGCTGTCTTTGGACGTTATTTTGGTGAAGGGAAAGAAGATGCCGCCGAATACGCAAGAAACCCAGAAAAAATCGCAAACTACGTCTACCAAGATGAGTTCCGCACAAAGCGAGGAGCTATGGGGAACGTTAATGCCGGGGATGGCTGGTTATTTAGAGGACGCGGTATCAAACAGCTTACGGGCCGCAATAACTACACAGCCTTTGGCGAATCAGTCGGTATGTCAGCCGAAGAAGCTGTGGAATATGTAGCAACACCACAAGGTGCTCTTGAGTCTGCATGTTGGTTTTGGAAAACAAATAAATTAGATCGCCACGCCGACGCTGGCGATAACGTCAAATTAACGAAAGCAATCAATGGCGGAACAATTGGTTTAGACGATCGTAATCGCCGTTGGGAAGAAGCATTGCAAGTTTTGGGTGGTGAATATACTCCACCTGCGCCAGCTGCAAAATCTACTAAAAAAGCAGCACCGGCAAGAACTCTTCGCCGTCGTATGCAAGGCGATGATGTGGCGGCTATGCAAAGAGCAATCGGTATTGAACCAGCCGACGGTATTTTCGGTTTAGGTACTGCCGCGGCTGTTAAAGCATGGCAAAAAGCAAACGGCTTAACCGCAGATGGCATTGTCGGTCCTGCAACCCAAGCCAAAATGTTCGGATAATATAAATAATATATCCAAACCATTAAACAAAGGAGAAGACAATGTCTTTAGAAAAAATTATCGCAGAGGCGATGGAAGGTAACCCACTTAACGTTAAAGAGCTTTTCGAAGAAGAAATGCGCAAGCGTATTGCTGCAGCCTTGGAAGAAAAGGCAAATGCAGTAAAAGAAGAGGATGAAGAAGAAGACGACGCTGACGAAGACGAAGACGAAGGCGACGACGAAGATGATATGGACGAAGCTGCCTGTGTCAAAGAAATGAAAAAGCTTCATGCCTCAGCTTGTGCAAAAACTGAAATGTACAAAAAAGTACACGAAAAGTATGGCTGCACAAAAGAAAAATTTGAGTCTCTATATGCTCAATATTGCAAGGGCTAATTGATTAGAGAAACATAATGTTTAGCTCTATTAAAATTGCAATAGTTTTAGTAATACTTGCGACCGGCGGTGTGGGATATGCATATATCAACAAACTGCAAAATGACCTAGAAACTGCGCGTGCAAACGTTGCAAAAATGGAAGTAGCAGTTGCCACCGCCGAAG